TGGCGACACAACAGTTCCATATGAAAGAGTTGATTGTGATACTAAAAAATCTAATGCATTAGTTGCATTTACTGTAATTTGTCCATAATCAAAACCAAGCACATTGGAAAGTTGGTTATAAAGATTTGTAATATTAATGCCATCAACTGTTCCAGTCAACGCTCCGTTAAATTCATTTGCTGTAATTATTGAAAAGTTAGTTGCATTAAAGTTACCGCCATTTAAATTACCTCCAAGTTGAGGAGATGTATCATTAACAACTAAACCTTCTCCATCTATGTCTACTGTAATTGTATTGTGCAATGCTGTGGTTGAAATATTATTTCCACCTTGTACAACTAAAGTCCTGTTTGGTCCAGTCATTGCACCTACACCAGTTGACCCTTGCAAAACAATGCTTCCTTCGTTTGAGATAGTTATTGTATCTGCATCATTAGTAATTTGAATATTAGTTCCAGCTACAAGACTTTTCAGTCCTAATACGCCATCTTCTTTTGAATAAAATATACCTGTGCCTGCACCTAAGTTTGTTGCTGTAGCTTGTCCTGTAACTTTTGCATTTAGTTCATCAAAGTTATTATTGACTTTAACAAATGCCTGACGTAGATCATCACCTGTTCCATCATTTGCTAGTGTTCCTACATTTACTCTTTCTATTGCCATTTGTTATCTCCGTTAAACTATTCCGCTTAGTGCTGTACGTTTCCAACCTGAAGCTGTTTTAATATACAAGTAATTGTCGTCATATCTTATTTCTCCTGTGTCCCCAGGATCAGCATTTGCTGTTGGTGCAGCTGCTGTTGATGCAACGATCGATCCTTTTACAGCTCCTGCAAAATATGCATCTTTAAATCTTACGGTATCATTACCTAAGTCCCATGTATTGTGTTGATTAGCATTTGGTACAACATTTCCTCTTATAGTTCCATCTAAATTTACTGCGGCTAATATACTATCAATCATTACAGTTGAATCATCTGCAAACACACTACCAACTAGGTCTCCAGAATTATTAACATCAACAGTAATAACTCCATTTTGTAAATCTGGTAATGTAACATATTGACTATCGTTATTTAATGTAGATATGTTCGCACCTGCTTGTAAAGCTGTGGTAGCCAATGCACCTTGTAAACTTGTTGCCGCATCTGTGATTCCGTATCCGCCTAAGGTAGTAGGAGTTGAAGTTAAATCATTAAATGCAACTGTAGTAAGATAGCCAATATCGTTTGTAAACACACTTACATTATCACCTGAAGACCTAAATGCTAAATCGTTTGTAAATTGGCTAAGTGCTGTAGGTACACCTGTTAAGTCACTGTATGCACCGGATGTTGCAATATTATTTAAAACATTGCCTTGGTATGTTATATTTCCGCTAACTATTACATCGTTTGCTGTAACTGTTCCTGATGCTGTAATATTTATAACACCTGTTATACTGTTTCCGGTTAATAGTAGATTATCACCGTTAGGTATTTCTTTTAGTCTATTATTATCAGATGTATCAATTACTAAAGGATATCTATTGGCCATTTTGTTCCTCGCTATGTATATTTATTCTATTCATTATACTCTACCTACAACAGCGTGAACTGTTCCTTTTTCGGTATCATCTTTTGATCCTATTGCTTTTCCAATAACGCTTCCTACTTTAGGATCATTATCTACAACCGCGTAACCTGGGATAGCACTTGCTACCAACATGTCACCTTTTTCAACTTTACCAATTACATTAACAGGTACTTTACCTTGTAGTGCAACAAGTGTTCTAATGCCTTGACAGTCTTGATTCATAGTATAAGCACTTTGGTCACTTACAACACCAGCAACTTTTGTTGAGCGATGTTCGTTACTCATTGTAACTTCTTTGTCGCCTCCAAATATAATTACTGTTCCAACTTCATACTCTTTATCGCCTTCATAATACTCAGCTAAGTCAGCGTATGTTGCTTCGAAGCGTGAGTTTGTTGATAGACTCCATCTACCTGTAATAGTACCTGTAGTAGTTGCTGCACCTGTGCTTAATCCTCTTACACCACTTAATGTTTGTGTGCTAGGGTTATATGTGAAGTGTGCATTATCTGTATCAATATATTGTCTTTGATAACCTGTACCATTTGCTGTACTAAATGTAACTTGATAGTTTACAGAGTCATTCTTTTCATCAATGTTAATATTATCAGCATTGTCAATAGTTCCTGTAATTTGTCCTGTAACAGTCATTGTATCAGCTACTCTAACTGTTCCTGTGCCATTTGCACTTAAAGTTAAGTTAGTATTTGCTGTTAAACTTCTTAAGTCATCTGCTTCTAGTCCTGCAGTTGTTGCTCTTGCTTCAACATTGCCACCAGTTACAAATGTAATAACGTCAGCGCCACCATCACTAAATCCTGTATTAGTACCTAAGCCTATACCTGTGCCACCTACACCTAGTTCGTTAGCTGCTTCAATGAATGATGTGTACATCCAACGTGATGCTATGCTTGATGTTTCTGTAGTGCTTCCTGCTGCTCCACCTACTGTACCGTATGGTGAGTTTTTATGAATTTCACTTTCAACTATGCTTGGAGTATCACCAACATTAATTGCACCACCTGTGTTCATTGCAGGTTTACTAGATCCAATTGCTGTAAGTATTGTTCCACCTTCAGGAGTACTAAAGGTAAGTGTGTTTGAACTTTCGCTTAATACTGTGTTTGTCGCATTACCACCAATGATAAATGATGTTGCTTGTAAACTACCATCGTTTCTACGTTTTGCAATACTAGTTGCTTCGTTGTTGTATGCAATTTCACTTGTTGTATATGTTCCTGCACCTGTTTTAACTAATGCTTGTCCTGGATCATTAACTGGGTTACCGTATGCTTGTACAGCACTAAAGTCACCGTCTGCTAGTCCTAAACCTTTGTCTACCACGTTTGCATAAGTATCAATTTCTGGGCTACCACTGCTGTTTGTAGTCCTACCAAAAAGTTGATATTGTGTTAATGTAGGTAAATCATCTAAGTCAACTTCATTTTCTTTTAGTGTTACCCAACCATCTGTAACTGTAAAGTCATCACTATCAAAACCTGCAACACCTAATGTAGCCTGTTTCGCCTGTTCTGTACCTGTCGGCGCTGCAGCTGTAGCTGTTGCTTTGTTCATGTTAAGTTTTTGCTGTGTAATACCTAGCGTAGTAAATTCAGTATTGTTTATAGGTAAATGAACATCTGAATCTATAATAGTATCGTCTGCAATTTGTAGATCCCATTCTGAACTTGAAGCACCTCTAGTAATAGTTAATTCTATATCACTGTCTGTCGCTTCTGTAGCATTTACAATTTCGTCAATCGGTGCTTCTAATATTGCACTTGAAACACTTGGACTTGTTTGCTGTACTGATCCTAAATTTGTAAAATCAGTTGGTCCAGGGATATAAGTTAAAATAACAACATTTTCATTTCTCACTTTATCAAAACGTGCTTCTCTATCAATAAGTGTACCAGTCGCACCAGCTGCTCCAGTAAGTGCTAGGTTTGCACTAGCTGGATCAAATAATGTACTTGATTCAGGCTCAACAACAATTCTTCTTACTCCTGAGTATGTAATTAATTGTTTTGTTTTATTGACTGTACTTACAACAGACTTTGTAACGTTTCTAAGATCTTCAAATTCATCATAAGATGATACAGCCTGATCTAAGTAATCTTTTGTTACAGCATCATTAGCATCTGTAGGATCTAATAGGTTAGCAATTTTATTACTACCCATATCCATGTTTGCTTCCATTGCTGTTGATCCATTAAGCGCCACAAATCCCGGGTTAATTCTATTTGCTCCAGTAAGCTGTGCAGATCCATTGTGTCCTAATCTTCTACTTACATAGTTTGCAATAGCTTTTTCTGTAGGTACAGCGGTATCTGATAAGTCTGTAAAGAGTTCATCATTTGAGAATTCATCAATAGTAACACCTTCTTTGAATCCTAATGATGCAGCTCTTGAAATACCAACTTCGCCAGCAAAAGTAATCGATCCAGTTGACTGATCTACTACAAAGAATTTTCCAACTCTAAAAAATCCATCATTATCAGAAGTGATAAAGAACACTCTACCTTTTCTTCGTTCCCAAACTTGAGATGAATTAGCATCATCAGCATCTGTGTAGTAACCTGCTTTTGCAGATGCTCCACCAATTGGTTCACCTAATAAAACATTAGGATAGTTACTTGTGTTAAATCCGCCTGTACCTATTTCAGTAAAGTCATGGCCTGTAGCTCTTAGTAATGAAATAGCTACAGTAATTTCTGCTGTTGTTCCTTTTATTATTCCTGCAAATACACTTCTGTCAGTTGTAATAGTACCAATGTCGTTGGTTGTATCACCTGTTACATCATCTGCTGTAATTGCTTGTACTTTAATGTAGTAGCTACTATCAGTTTTAGTGTATGTACCTGTTCCAGGAACATGAGGATCAAACGATCCACCATTTGTTGCAGTAGTTTGGCCAGCATCATCATATAATACAAATTCATTAGATGTTACATCACCTACCCATTTTTCTACACCGTTAAGTTGCGTAGTTCCTTGAAGTCCTGTAAATAAAACCTTGTCACCGTTAGTTAGATTATGTGCTGTACTGGTGTTAATAGTTATTTCACCAGTAGGACCATCTATGAGTAGTGTATTAATACTTCCGGTAAAGACCGCACCGTATTCTATAATTTGTAATTTTCTCGAACCATATGGAAATATCATACCACCAGTATAACCTACATCACCTGGAGATAAAATAGTTTGGTTTAATGGATCAGTAGCATCCTGTACTATTCTTGTAACGTCTAATGGATTTGATAAAGGTTTAACAGACATATAATTATCTGTTGTTGCCGCACCCATTGTTCCACTACCGCCAACTAAGTTTGCATTTGTTGTGTTGTTTGCCGGATCTAATTCTAATTCTACATATTTAAAATCAGTATCAAATACAGCTTTAATTTCTGTTGAAAGTAAGTCTAAATTTTGATCGTCCTTGGTAGTAAATCCAGTACTACGATAAGTTGTTAGATCACTTTCATCAAAGTTAATAGCTGTGCTTGGACGCTCTGTAATACTTTGGCTGGCAACACCATTAAAGATCAATGTTTCACCGTGTCTATATTCCACAAAACTGTTATGAGCCAGTGCTTCTTGTAAGTCTGGAAAGAAGTCGTTATTACTTGAACCTTCTTGGATAGTTAGTCTGTAAATATCATTACTAAATGTTCCTTGTGTTGTTTCGTATACCAATAAAACTTTTACAGTTATATCATTTGTTACTGAAACTCCACCTATATCGGCTCCATCAATTACTATGTCATCGTTGATTGAAAAATTAGAACCACTATTAGCAAGTGTAATAGTAGCATTACCGCCTGCAATAGTAATATTAAATCTTGCGCCAGTACCTGAACCTGTTGCTGACTTCTGTGGCTTATCTAAAAATATTCCACTTACAGCAGGCAATGTTCCTGTAAATCCATTACCACCACCTATTGTGGTATCTAATGCATTAATTCCTGTTGCTACTGGTGAACCTTCTGCTCCAGTAACTCCATCGTTGTTTGGAGTTGATAGGTTTTGAATATTTGTAATTTTATAATTTAATGGTCCTGCTGTAGGATGATCAATAGTTACAAAACTATTTTTTAAAGGTCTCTCTTTAAAATCATATACAGTAAAACTTGTATCAGCTAGTGCATTTGTAAATCCACCTGTTGAATATGTAAATGCTTTTACTGTTTGCCCTGTATCACGTGATGTTACAACTTGATCTGGAATCTCGTTTGGATCAGCACCTTCAGCAACTAAACCAAAGTTACCATAACCGTTTGAACCGTTAAGTGATCTAATCTCTGAACCGTTTGCTGCATAATATGCCGCATGTGTGTAGTATGTAAACATACTAACCATTTCTGAGAACGCACCGTTGTTAGTAACAAGTCCATAACCTAGGTCGTTTATTTGTGTAAAGTCGTTACCAAGAATCGATCTGTTACCTGCTGTTTGTAAGAATATATCTTGTACAACATCATCTACAGCATGACCTGGATCACCAGGAACATCAGTTCCTGTTTTTACGTAACCATTTCCACTGTTACTGTTTGGATCTAAGTAAAGCACAGCTCTACCTAATCCACTATCATAGTTTGAAATTGCATTTACCTGATAACGTATACCTTCAAAGTAGAATGGTGCAGGAAGTTGTGGTAGACGTAGTTTTAAACCTTGCGGCTCACCGCCTACATCTAAACTTTCAACTGCAATACTAAATGAATCCAATGTAACATTACCGCCACTAACGCCTACATCCGTACTGTTTCCGCTGTTTGCAAGTATACGCATTGGTATGTTACCACAATAAGCGTCAACATACATTCCGCCTCTAAATGCCTTCTTGTTTGCACTTAAAGAGAAACTTGAAGCTGTTTGAATATAAGGTGATTTAGTTAATACTTGTCCGTCCGGATCAAGCACACACATAAAGCCTCCGTGACCTTGTACTGTTACATTACGTACAATAGTTGCGTCATCCATCAAGAACACATCCATTTCATCGTTACGTTTTGGTGGATTGTAAGTTGATGGAGATTCTAAAGGAAGTTGAACAATGTCAATTAATTGTCCTATCAAGGTTACATCATATGTAACTTCGATCCATTTGTCTTCGGTAAGAATAATATTACCAGTTCCTGCTTCTGTAACTTCATCTGCTGATGAACTGGTATGAGCTGTTAAAGATCTATAATATCTTGAACCACCACCTGTGCCACGGACAACAAAGTCTCCTTGAGCGTAAATGGTATCTGTAGTCCAAGTTGTAAAAGAAGGACCTTGACTAATGTCAGGATCAAAGTTTGTGCCTGCGCTCTTAGTTGGAGCAATGCCTTGTACAAGTTGTGCAGCTAATGTACTAATATGACCAATTGCGGCTGCTGTTTCGTTTTCTTGTCCAGCAAAACCATTACCAACATATGCATTATAATATTGACCTTGATTTTCTAAAGCAAACTCTCTACCGCCTCTTTGTAAATCTTTAATTACACCATCAACAATGTAACCGGTGTCTCTTCTACACTTTGCTTCGTTGTAAACAAAGTTCAAGAAGTTGCTATCAATAAAATCAATTACATCATCTATAAGTGCAGATGCTCCTGCATCAATTGCCGCTTTCGCTGCTTGCTCAGTTGCACTTTCGTTTGTTACTACAGGCATAACTTCTGCTGGTAATCCGCCAATGCCATTTGCTGTAATAACATCAGTAACAATAGTTATTAATGTATCTATCTGTGTTGCTTCTGTTGCTGTGGCATCATTACCTGTTGTGCTTTGGGTTTCTGTATTACCTGTTGTTGGCGTTACAGATACACCTTGAATCACATCATCAATTACACCACTAATGTGTTGATAAGCCGCGACAGTTTTTGCTTGTTGAGCAACTGGAAGTTGTGCTGTTGCCCCTTCAAAATAACTTTCTGCAACAATTCTTGATGCATAGTTACCGCCATATAAAATATCATATGTAAGTCCGTCTACAAGATATTTTGCATCACGTAAACATTTTGCCTGATTGTATCCTGCTGGTGGCGAATTATCATTTACAAATGCAACTATTTCTGCTGCAAGAAAATCTCTGTTTGCTTGTAATCTTGATGCTGCATCATCTGCATCTGTAGTTGGTAATGCACCCGGCGCAGGAAATACTAATGCATCAGCTGCTGTATCTGTACTGACCGTACCGTTTGTAATAATGTCAATAATTTCGTTGAAGTATGCAAGTAGTCTTGTGTTTGTAGTTGTATCTCCGCCACCGTTTGTTGCTAGTGTCTGAGCACCATCTCTTAAAAATGTTATTGCTTGTACAGTTGCATTGAACTGATCACTTAGAACATATGCACTATTTGCTCTTTGATATGCTAAACCATTTGTGACAGCGTTGTAGTTTGTACCAAATGCAATATCAAAACCTGCGCCTTCTAAAATAATTGCACTATCTCTTCTACATTTTGATTCATCATATGAGAAACCTGTGTTTACAAAGTTTGTGTTGATAAATGCAATTACTTCATCAATAATAAATTCTTTGTTGCTTTTAATTATTGATGCTGTCTTATTATATTTTCCAAGATTACTTACATTAGAGCCAACTTGAATACCTCTGGTGTTATCCGTAAGATAGTTAAATCCAAAGAATCCAGTTACTTCACCTGATTGGTTTGTAAATGGTGTACCTGTTGTAATGATAGTATTACCATCAAATTCTCTATCTCTATAGAAATAAGTCTGTGCCCATTTACTTTGTGATACACGCTGTTTAGGACGTATAATTACTCGTCTAAATTCATCGCCTTTTAATGATACGTTATTTGGAAGTCTAATTGGATAATCTTCTTCATAAATTCCTGTTTCAACTCTAATTGTAACTTGTTTGGCTTTAACAAAATTACCCATTTCAAGTTCTTCACCTGGTGCTTGTGTTGCATTGTCCTGTGTGGCATCAAACTCTTTAGGTTCAAGTAGTTGCATAAAGAATGTTGTTTCATTTGTTGTTTGGCTAAATGTAATAATTCTACCAACAGCACCTGACCGTTTACCTTTAATAACTTTACCTGGTAATGCATCAACGTTATCTGGGTTCGTCTGATCAATAAATCCGCTTGTATTATTATCAACTGTTAAAAAATATCTACTTCCGTACACTATGTCTGCGCCAACATCTATACCATTTTCAATAATGTTATTTAATAACACTACATTGTTAGCAATGCCAGCCGCCGAATTTGGTTCAGCTCCACCGCCTGCTCCGTCACTGACTTGAGTGCCACTTGTATCTTGTGCAAATTTAGTTTGGTATTTTAATCCGAAACTACCTACACCAGCATAACTTCCGTAAGAACTATTGTCAAAAGGAACAGTTAAGTCTTCGTTAGCAAATAGTTCTATTGTAGTTGCATCAATTACCTTAACATAAATGCTTTGTCCGTTAATAGTTGCCTGTCCGCCACTTACATCAAAAAACTCAATAATATTTTTATCTACTAAACCGTGATCACTTTGTGTTTTTGCTGTAGCTGGATTTGTTCCATCATACGCTGTTAAACCCTCTGATGTTGCAATTAAAGGTTTTGTATTTAATTTTGCATTTTGTAAAACAGCCTCATCAATTAGTTGTCCTAAAAATCTAAACGCATCTTTTGTTTGTTTCAATTGTGTAGTAATTGCTATTCTACCACTTACACTTGAATAATATCTTTCAGCAGCTGTTCTTGTTAAACTGTTTGCATTGTTTCCTCTGTTTGCATCTATACGCAATGAGTCAACAATCAGTCCCAAATCTCTTTTGCATGTTTCTACATTATAAGTAAAATTAGGATATGTAAATCTAATATATGCTGATACTTCATTAACAATAAAGTCTTTGTTTAACTTTAATGTAGCATTTGTTATTGGAGCAACTCCATTTTCTACACCTTGAGTATCAACTATACAATCAGTAGTTACTCCTCCTGTTGTGTGTGCAAGTGTTTGAAAATAAGGTCCTGGTTCTTCTGGAGCTGTTTTAATTAATTCTTCAGCTCTACGTGCCGCAGCATTAATTGTTCTAAATGCATAAATGTCTGAAGTTCCTTCTTTACCACTAGGAACACCTTGCATACTATCGTCACCATTAGTACTTACATTTAATACAGTTGGTGAACTATAAGAAGTATTGTCTACATAATATTTTGTCGCGGCTTGTAAATCAACTGGTCCATTAGGTGTGCCGTCGCCTTTTAGATCACCTGGATGATCATGTAAGTATAACGCACCAGTCATGTCATCGCCTTGACGTCTAACAATACTTTCTCTCGGCATACCTACATCTTTAAGGAAGTTTCCTTCTAAGGTGCTATCGAATCCAGCATCTGTAATTGTATGTGTGTCATTTGCACTAATAGTTCCTGCCACTGAAATTCTAGTTGCTGCTGCTTCGGTAATTGATTCTGTTACAGCCTCTTCTCTTGTGTTAAACAATGATAACTGGTCATCTGTTGCATATCTAATAAAATAAGTTGTGCCACTTGTAATGCCAGATGGATCTGTATCTTCAGCTTGGAAAATAAATGCTGTACCATTTGCACCACTATCAAACCCGTGTCCCGGAATAAACAAATTGCCGTCTAAATAACTTGCTATGGTTTTGATATACCCTGATCTATCAGCAGGTTCTGCTTGTATTCTTATTGGTAGTCCGCTTGTAATATAGCGTCTGTCTGCATACCCTCTAGTTATCACTAGATCATCAATTGAGTAATTTGTTGTTTTACCTGGTTGGTTGTTAAGACTGTTTGCCGCGCTTTCTGTTATTGCAACTCCAGCTAATGCAAACCCTCCACCATCAACATGAGCACCAAATGTTGGAGCAATATTATCATCTACTATGGCACTAAATGTAGTTGTTAAAATAATCTTACCTGGTACACTTGTTGTATCTACCGAAACACTATCTGTTTGATCACCTAAATCAGTATTACTACCTATAGTGCTATAAATTATATCTGTACCAGTGCTGTTAGTAGTAATAATTTTACTAGGTTCAATTGTATTAGGTGTATCACCCAGTGTTGTAAATCCAATCTGTCCACCTTGGCCAAAAACTGCATAAAGTTCTTGGAAGTTTTCATTTACTTTACGAAACGACTCTCTAATACTATCGCCGGTGCCGTCATTACCCTCAACACCAATGTTTACGTCTTGTTTTGCCATATTATTTGCTCCAAAATAGGTAATTTACCATTGCTAAACATATTTATCGTTTGCTTTTATAATCTTAATGTAAATACATATATGTTTATAAAAGAATATACTGTTGATACAAAGCATATACGTAAGAGCAAATTAGGTGCAGAACATACATACAAGCGTAGTCAAACTGTTGCTGTATTTAAGTGTGATAGCTGTGATAATGTGTTTAAACGGCTTAGGAGTAGTATGGATCCTAAGCGATTAAGCAACAATTACTTTCATGTGTGTGAAAATTGTGATGCTAAGGTCTTTGCTCAGAAAAAAGGTGTAGAAAAGAAACAGATGTGGGATTTGCCTGCTAGTTCTGACATACTTATCAGTAAACTTTAGGTTGTAGGAATTGCTAATTTATCCATATCGAAATTAACACTTACTCCGCAACCACAACTGCTTTGTGCATTAGGATTAGTAATGTCAAACATAGAGCCCATTATATCTTTTTTATAGTCAACAACTGTGCCCATCATAAACATAATGCTATGTGCGCCTATAATAAAATTATTGCCGCCTGGTGTAGCAATTATTTCATCACCTTCTTCTATTTCTCGAGCATCACTGATTGTACCCCAGTCATATTCAAAGCCAGCACATCCGCCACCTTTCATGTTTAAGGTAACAGCAATAGCATTATTTTCTTTACAAATAGTATCAATTTGCGTCTTGGCTGCATCAGTAAGTGTACAAATATTCATAAACTAGTCTTTCTTCCAAATAGTCCAAGCACCATATGCAATAGCAAGTCCTGCTGCTATCTTTGCTAAAGGTGCTAAAAATAACACCATTAATCCTAGAGCAATTAAAGCTGCTCCATCCCAAGTTGTACGTTCTTTAACTCTTGCATCTATCCATTTTTTAAGCATGTTTTGCTCCGTCTTTCATCACAGAACCAGCTGTTCGCATAGCTCTAGTTTCTCTTGGAAGATTAGTAGACTTTTTTACAGGAACTTGTGTTCTCTTATTACCATTTGGTAATGTAGAATCTACTGTTGGTGCTACAATCTTATCAATTTTTAGATCTTTACCACTGTCTATATACATTATTTACTACTCCTTACGAAAGCATCTAAACTTTCTAATGTTTTAGTATGTCTAGCTATTTTACGTTCTAGAACGTTGATAGCAGATCGCTGTTTACGGAGTTGTTCTTCTAAACTTTGAACATAGCGTTGTGTAGGAATTTGATTTTCAGCACCATCTTCGCTTACCATTATAATATGGTCTACGCCTTGACCTTTTAATCCTCCTGTAACCCTATTTGGATTCTTATCAGATGATGATTGGGTCTGGGCTGGCTTGTTTCTGCCGTACATTTTGTTCAAATAGCTCATTCGTCTTCTCCGTATTGTATTTATGCAGGGCAATACTGGCTAGGTTCTTACATTTGGATTCGCACATAATATCAGCATATGGCAAGAAAGAAAGTGCCCAGTCATTAACACTATTGTTAGGGTAGTAATCACTGTGAGCTCTTAATTTTGCCTTTTTATAACCTGCTTCTAATAATGCATGCATATTAGGTTTTGTGTTGTGTGCAAATTCTGCAGGTAGTGCTTCATTGCGACTGTATGAATAGTGTATCGCAGGTCGAACACCACGCCATGAATCAATTACGCGAGCAAATCTATCGTCGGTGGGACGTATATATTCACCTTCACGGCACCAGTGATGGTGTATGTCGAGTACCAATGCGCAGGTGTCGACAAGCTCGAGACTGTGTTCAAGTCCCCATTTGTTTTCGTCGTTCTCGATCGTAATCGTGTTTCTCGCTTCCGGAGAAAGTCTGTGGTTGACAACGTGTTTGATACCGGCTGGACCTTGCCTACCGGATATGTGTACATTGCACTTCGCATCTTGGAAGGACTTGCCGTATCCCATCCAGCGGAAGACATCGGTGTGATATTCAA